ACAGACCTACGACAAGATTCCCGCACTGTGGAGGCAAGCACACAATTGCTTGAACGCTATCATCAGCGGCAGTGGTGCGCCCTTCGGTGCAGTGGATGCTGTCACGTTTGATCCAGCCGAGCGTGGGTTCCTACTACCAAGCGGACTATGGCAAAGGTACGAAGGGATAGAAAAAATATATGACCCCGAGGGTAAGGAGCAGTACCAGTACAAGACCCGCAAAGGCGTTGTGAAAATCTATGGTGGGAAGGTGGTTGAGAACATCTGCCAAGCAGTTGCTAGATGTGTAATTGCCGAGCAGATGATTAAGATCGCTAAGAGGTACAAAGTGGTGCTCACCGTACATGATGCTGTGGCGTGTATCGCACCGATGGAAAAGGCTCGTGATGCAAAAATTTACGTAGAAACTTGTATGCAGTGGCGTCCAGATTGGGCTGCCACACTACCTTTGAACTGTGAAGCTGGCATTGGAGAAAACTATGGAAGTTGCTAAGGTGATTGATTACGCTTATCCCACAATGAGGGCAGAGAAAGCATTAAAAGATTTACATGATGCCATGTTAGAACATAATTATGACGTTGCACTTGAGCATGCACGTGCGGCACAAGTTGAGTGCAGAATGGCCTACACCGCTATCCTAGCTGCGAAAGAAACCCAACATGGCTAATGTATCTTGGTCGTACTCATCGCTCGACATGTTCAAGCTCTGTCCGCACAAGTATTACCGGCTGCGGGTCAAGAAGGATGTTGTCGATCCCCCACAGGAACACTTACGGTTTGGGCTAGATGTACACAAAGCCGCAGAGAACTACATAAAGAACGGCACTCCCATCCCGCCGCAGTACAGTTCCATGCTGGAGTCGCTAAAACGCCTACGAGACATGGAAGGTGAGAAGTTGTGTGAGCAACGCTTCGGATTGACCCGGGACCTGAAGCCCTGCAAGTTCGGAGCAAAAGATGTTTGGTGGCGTGGGATAGCTGACCTGATTGTGCTGCGGGGCAGTAAGGCGTACGTCGTGGATTACAAAACAAGTAAGTCATCCAAGTATGCCGACACCAAGCAGCTTGAGATATTGTCGCTGGCCTTGTTCAAGCACTACCCCCAAGTCAAGAAGATCAAGGCAGGGCTACTGTTCGTTGTGGCTAATGATTTTGTGACAACAGAGTACGAGCAGGGCAGTGCTGGAACCTACTGGACGAGGTGGATTGAGGATGTTAATCGGCTGGAAAAGGCCGTAGAATTAAACGTCTGGAATCCCCGCCCGAACTTCACTTGTGGGCAGTGGTGTCCCGTCAAGGATTGTACCCACAACGGTAAGGAGGGCTACAGATGAGTTACTGTAAGAAAGATTTGACCATCCACCTGAGTGATCTTCCAGAAGAGGTACCGTGCTTTATGGATGTTGGGTACTTCACAGACCAAGACACTGGTAATAGTGCACAAACCATGCTCACTCTATCTGATGTTGGTGGCGCATGTATAAACTTGTATATTAAGAATAAATACAAACAACATGAGGTGGTTAAGATTGAAGATGTAGACAGCATCACCGTTGAGTTCTACGGAAGCGTCGAGCGCAGTGAATTTTTGCGTGGTCTACAGATGATCCTAGCCGCAGAAAAGATCACAGAAATTCTTACGTAGCGAGGCTATCATGCCGTACAAAAACAAAGAGGATCGGAATTACAAGCAAGAGTATGCGACGTATCAAGGCACTGATGCGCAGAAGAAGCAACGTGCCGAACGCAACGCAGCAAGACGTAAGTTGTTGAAAGACGGTAAGGTTCACAAGGGTGACGGTAAAGATGTAGCTCACAAGAAAGCTATCGACAAAGGGGGTTCCACAAAAGATGGAGTCCGTGTAGAATCGAAATCAGCAAATAGATCGTTTCGTCGTGACAGCAAAGGGAACTTGGTTTCCGAGAAGAGCAAGCGCGAAGCGAAGAAGTAAGTAGTTTACAAAGTTTTGTTTGTTAGGCTGCGAGTGGAAATACCACTTTCGGCCTATCGGCGTCTGGAGAAAGAGTGCAAATCATAGACAACAAAGCGTTGCTGCTGCGGGTAAAAGAACCAAACCGCATCACAACCGTCATACCAAAAGCAAAAGTCCTAGACACAGGCGAGGTGCTTGTGAAGTGGGGGTTGGAAGAAGCACAGGTGCTGAAGAACTTGCGCATCAAGAACGTCCCATCACCAATCAAAAACAAGTATCCGTGGCCCGGACTTTATAAGCCATTCGACCATCAGAAAGAAACCGCTTCCTTCCTTACTCTGCACAAACGAGCCTTCTGCTTCAACGAGCAGGGTACTGGTAAGACATCGAGCGTTATCTGGGCGGCAGACTATCTGCTAAACGAGGGAGCTATCAAGCGGGTGCTGGTGTTGTGTCCGCTATCCATCATGCAGTCGGCGTGGGAAGCAGATTTATTTAAGTTTGCCATGCACCGCACGTGCGCTATTGCCCATAGCTATTCTAAAGACAAGCGTATCGATGCTATCAACAGCGAAGCGGAGTTCGTGATTATCAACTATGACGGGCTGGAGATAGTCAAAGACGAGATCATCAACGCTAACTTTGACTTGGTCGTGGTAGATGAGGCCAACGCCTACAAAAACATTCAGACGAAACGCTGGAAAACTTTTGCATCCATCATCAAGCCAACCACATGGGTCTGGATGCTAACCGGAACCCCTGCCTCACAATCCCCGACAGACGCGTACGGCCTTGCCAAGATTATCAATCCAAGCGGAGTGCCTAAGTTCTACGGCGCTTTCCGTGACATGGTAATGCAGCGCATTACGCAGTTCAAGTGGATACCAAAGCCACGCTCAGAGCAGGTGGTGCATGAGGTATTGCAGCCAGCTATCCGGTTCACCAAAGCCGAGTGTCTTGACCTGCCAGACATGACCTACGTAACTAGGGACGTGCCGCTATCTGCACAGCAGAAAAAATTTTATGAACTGATCCGAAGAGACATGATGACTGTGGCAGCAGGAGAAGAAATTACCACAGTCAATGCAGCCGCAAACCTAAACAAGTTATTACAGTTGTCATGCGGCGCTGTGTACGCAGATACAGGAGAAGTCGTAGCGTTCGACGCCAAGAACAGGTTGGCTGCTTTGTTGGAAGTTATTGAGGAAGCTAGTCACAAAGTCATTGTGTTTGCACCGTTCAAGCATGCTATCGAGATCGTTGCCGAAGAGCTAAAGAGAAATAACATTAGCACCGAGGTAATACATGGTGGTATTAGTGCCATAAAACGCACGGAAATATTTGCAAATTTCCAAACAGAGACGAACCCACAAGTGTTAGTCATTCAACCACAAGCTGCTGCGCACGGTGTGACACTACATGCTGCAAACGTCGTTGTCTGGTGGGGTCCAATTACATCTATTGAAACATACTTACAAGCCAACGCTCGTGTGCATCGGGCCGGTCAGCGTAATCCTTGCACCGTAGTACATCTTCAGGGAAGTCCGGTAGAGCATCGCATCTACAAGATGTTGTCTGAAAAAGTAGACATACATTCCAAGCTGATTGATCTCTACAAAAATGTGATGCAAGACGCTTGACAATGTAAAGTAGTACCACCATAATCAAAATGCCTTTTACAAACGAAGGAGAGTGCAAATGTCAGACCCCATCAACGCCGATAGACTTGTAAAGGTCTATGTCAAAATACGCGACAAGCGTCGTGAACTTGCCAAGCAGGATAGAGAACTCGAAGAGCAACTAGAAGCAGTCGCTAGACAGTTGCTTGAGATTTGCAAAGAGCAAGGAGCAGCAACAATACGCACGTCACATGGAACCATCTCACGTAGAACCACGAAGCGATTCTGGCCTACTGATTGGGATGCGTTCTATAAATTCGTCAAAGATCAAGACGCTTTGTCCCTTCTTTATCAACGCATCAATACAGCAAACATGGAACAATTTCTTGAAGAAAACCCCGAACTCCATCCGCCGGGGCTTAACGCGGATGTAAGTCAATCTGTTGTTATTGTTAAATACTAGGAGAGTGCAAATGAGCAACGAACTCGCAGTGCTAGAACAAGGTCTACCGTCGTACCTTAAAAACGCCGAACTAGATGCCACAACTAAAGCTCTTATGGGTGGCGGTGGTGGTGAGTCAAAACGCATCTCCATCAAGGGTGGTGTGTGGCGCATGATGGTCAACGGCAAAGAAGTAGCTAAGAACGAAGATCGCTCGATGAATGTAGTTATCGTAGCGGCTGCGGAGAAGGTATCCCGCACGTTTTATGCAAAACAGTTTTCGGAAGGCGGTGAAATAAGCGCACCCGACTGCTGGTCTGCTAACGGCGAAATGCCTGACGCAAAAGCTAAGAACCCACAAGCCAAGCGTTGCCTAGACTGCCCACAGAATGAGCGTGGTTCGGGTCAAGGTGACAGCCGTGCTTGCCGCTACAGCCAACGCCTTGCAGTCGTGCTTGGCAACGACATCAGAGGGGATATATTTCAGTTGACGCTACCCGCTGCATCTATCTTTGGGGCTGGTGAAGCTGGTAAGTGGCCTCTGCAAACATACGCCAAGATGATTGGTAGCAAGGGTGTGCCCATCACCGCTGTGGTGACCGAGATGCGCTTTGATACTAGCAGCGCCACACCGAAGCTGACGTTCAAGCCAGTACGTGTTTTAGAGCCACAAGAGCACGAGGCCGCTATCACTCAGGGCAAGAGTCCCGCTGCGCTACGTGCGATCACCATGACGGTTGCTGAAGCAGATGGTGTAAAGGTTCCTGAAGTTGAGTTTGAAACCATGAAGCCTAAAGCAGAAGTGGTGGAAGCTGTAGTAGAGGAAGAGCCTGTCAAACGAGTAGCCAAGAAAGAAGAAGCGCCTACGGAGAAAAAAGACCTATCAAAAATCCTTGACGAGTGGGATGACTGATATGGCTAATGGATATTCGCTACTCACCATAGAGGAAATCCGCAGGGCTGACCAAAGACTACTTGGAGTGCAACTGGCAAAGATTTGTCTCAGGGACAACATACCCGTGACCGATGTTGCTGAGTTCTTTAAGGTCAGTCGGGTGACTGTTTATAACTGGTTCAAAGGTAAAGCAGTCGTTTCCGGTAAGCATGTAGACCGCATGCAAAAGCTGATTCAAAAATTGGCTTAACCAGTTGTAGGGGGGCTAGGTTAGCTACCGAAGAGGGCGATACCGTCACGCCCCTGCCCATCCTCTTTTGACGGTTCGTTAAGGACGGTTATGCTCTCTCGCAAAGAATTTTTTGCCTTGGTGCTGCCACCTCTGGAAGAAGGTGAGCACTACTGCAACTGGGGCAATAAAAAAGAATTAGTAGAAGAAAATGGCGAGTCAAAATTAAAAGATGTCGCACGTCAACGATTTGCCACAAGCATAGAAGGTCTGAGTGACCAAGCCGATGCCCTGCAAGCAGATGGGTTTAACTCCTTCTTTGCTTTGGCTAAGTTCGGTGCAATCAAGAACGGACGCTATGCGACTAATGCAATCGCGCTGAAGTCATTCTTTATAGACCTCGACTGCGGGGAGAACAAGCCGTACCCCACTTTAGATGATGGGCTACTCGCGCTCAAAAATTTCTGCAAACGAACCGGACTGCCAAGACCAACCATAGTCAGGTCTGGACGCGGTGCGCACATATACTGGATTCTGGAACAAGCCATTCCCAAAGAGGAGTGGAAGCCAATGGCTGAGCAGCTAAAACAACTATGCTCAGAAAACAAGTTTGATATTGACTACGCTGTACCGGCGGATGCGGCACGGGTGTTGCGGGTTCCTGAAACAAACCACCTGAAAGACCCAACCAATCCGATCCCGTGCGAGATTCTGCATCTGGCATCTCCCATAGCTAACGAGAAGATAACGGAACTACTCAAGCCTTCCGAGTCCATATTAGATGAGATTAGCAAGGAGTACGGTAAGCGTCCGCTAGACCCAACTACGCTGGCATTGATAGGCGCGAGTCAGTCTCGGTTCAAAACGATTCTGCTTAAGTCTATTGAAGGCAACGGCTGCGCTCAGATTCTACACATCTACAACAATCAAGAAACTGTCGAAGAGCCGCTGTGGAGAGCGGGGCTGTCAATCGCGCAGCAATGTGTTGACCGTGACAAAGCCATTCACAACATTAGTAAGCGGTATCCGGGCTACTCAGCGTCGAATACAGAGAAGAAAGCAAACGAGACAAAAGGCCCCTACACCTGCGAGACATTCAAAAAGTTAAATCCTGTTGGTTGCGAAGGCTGTCAGCACAAGATCACGTCACCGATCCAGCTTGGAAAAGAAATTGTAGAAGCCACTGAAGAGGATAGCGTCGTCACTGGCGTAGTGCCACAGACGCAGGAGATAAAAGAATACATCATACCCAAGTACCCGTTCCCATTCTTTCGTGGCAAAAACGGCGGCGTATTTATACGCGCCAAGAACAAAGATGATGAAGAGGTTGAAGAAGTTGTATACCCATACGACTTCTACGTAGTAAAGCGCATGACCGACCCAGACTTGGGTGAAACAATCCTGCTACGTCTACACCTGCCAAAAGACGGTGTGCGTGAGTTTATCTTACCGCTGTCCTCGGTGCTGTCGAAAGATAAGTTTAGAGAAGCCATAGCGCAGCAGGGAGTAGCCGCTCTGAGTAAGCAGCAAGATACGCTTATGTGGTACGTAACTAAATGGGTGGAAGATTTACAAATGAAAATGCAAGCAGAAAAAGCACACAAACAGTTTGGGTGGATAGAGGACGAGTCCGGCATCATCATTGGTGATAGGGAAATCAGGCCAACTGAAACGGTATATAGCCCACCATCCGCGCCCACGCTGCCACTTATCCCTCTCTTTACTCCCAAGGGCGACTTCCATATCTGGAAAGATGTTATCAACGCCTACGGCAGACCCAACATGGAGAACAGGGCATTTGCCTTCTTCATGGGGTTTGGCACGCTGCTATTGCGTTTCACACCGCTAGATGGGTTCCTGATAAACCTGATGAGCCGCGAGTCTGGATCAGGAAAGACCACGATCCTACAAGCCATTAACAGCATCTACGGCAGACCCAAAGAACTGATGCTTGCCCCCAAAGACACGTACAACTCACGGATGCAGCGGCTTGGGACTATGCAGAGTCTTGCGGTCACGATGGACGAGATCACTAATATGCCGCCAGATCACATGTCACAACAAATTTACGACGTGACTTCTGGACGGGGTAAGAACCGCATGAGTCGGCACGAGAACGCAGAACGCGTCAACCACACCAAGTTTGCAACTGGCTTGATCACATCAAGCAACCGGTCCGTGCCCGACGCGCTACTTTCTATAAAAGGTTTTCCTGATGGTGAATTGAATCGTATCTTGCAGATCAACGTAAAGCCTGACCCCTACAACGATCCGGCATGGTCACGCAGCCATTTCAGTCGGTTATTAGATAACTATGGGCATGCGATTGAGCCGTACTCCAAAGCGATA